AGCTGCGCGCGCAGCTGGGCACCGGCTGACCTGGCTTACGAGATCTGCTACTCGCATCATTAGGAGCTTTCGGTGCACCCTTCGGCGATGGCTTTCGCGTGCTCGGCGCTGACGGCGCGGGACGTCAAGGGCAGGCACGTGATCGAGGCGGGGGCGCTGGACGTCAACGGGTCGGTGCGGCCGCACGTGGAGTCGCTCGGGCCACGCCACTACCTCAGCACTGACATGCGCGGGGGGCCTGGCGTGGACCTGGTGTGCGCGGCGGAGGAGCTGCCGTCGATGCTGGGCACGCTAGGCGAGGGCGCGCCCCTGAGCGGCGGTGCCGGGGTGGTGATCGGCATGGAGATGCTGGAGCACTGCCGGGACTGGAAGGCGGCGCTGTCCGGCCTGATCGAGATCCTCCAGCCGGGCGGAATCCTGGTGCTGACGACGCGGTCGGAGGGGTTCCCGTATCACGCGCACCCGGAGGATCACTGGCGGTTCCCGGTGGAGGCGATGGGGCGGGCCCTGCGGGCGGCGGGGCTGGACGTGGAGCGGCTGGAGGCGGACCCTGACCCGGCGTCGCCGGGGGTGTTCGCGGTGGCCCGGAAGCCGGAGGGCTGGTCGTGGCCGGACGTGGCGAGGGCGTGGGGGCGGGCCGGGGTGACGGCGGTGGTCCCGTGAGCGGAAACGAGAGGAAGGCTGGCATGGCTGGCACGACTGGCATGACCCGCGAGGAAGCGGTGAAGGCGCTGGACGGCGTGGCGGAGGCGATGAGCGCGCAGCACCCGGGGCAGCCGGAGCGGCTGCACCAGGTGACGAGTCACCTGTCGACGGCCGCGATGGCGATCGGGCACCTGTTCGACCACAGCGAGAACACGATGGCGGAAGCGGAGGGGACGGGCTGATGGGCCGGTTCCGGATGACGGCGGAGTCGCAGGCTGCGCAGCCCGCGTCGGTGCCGGTGACGGTGACGTTCAACGGCTACTTCGCGGCGGTGATGGCGGGCAGCGCGGCGAACTTCAAGTTGCGGCGCCTGTGGATCGGCGTGCGGGCGGGCGCGTCGGTGCCCACGTCGCAGCAGATGACGGTCGCCGCGTACCGGCAGACCGCCGCCGTCGCGGGCACGGGCTTCACCTTGACGACGGGCGTGAACATGGACCCGCGCGGGGCTGCGAGCGCGATCGGCGGCCTCGGCGTCACCACGGCCACGGCGGCGGGCACGACGGGGCCGACGATCAGCGCGAACGCGCTCGACAAGTGGAGCTTCAACACCCAGTCGGGCCTCGACATCCCGTACGAGTTCCTGGAGGAGTTCATCTGCGACCAGGGCGCCGCGAACGGGCTGGCGCTGGTCAACATCGGCAACGCGCTCCCCGCCTCGCACCTGTTCACGGTCGCGGCGGAATGGGAGGAATGAACGGGAACCGGGCAGCACGCGTAAACGATGAGGAGGAGTTACAGATGTCTGTCGGGTTCCCGACCACCAAGAGCGACTTCGATTCCCGCGCCGGGGGACTGGCCACGGCGCTGCGGCAGGATCTGCTTCAGTGGTCCGCGTTCTGCGCGCTGCTGCAGGCGACGCCGTGGTCGACGGACGCGAACCTGACCGCGCTGGGTTACACGCAGGCTGAGGTGACGCTGCTGAAGGCGGCGGCGGCCGACGTCGGCGGGACGGGGAACTCGCTGTACCGGATCGCGAACGGGCAGGCGTTCGTCAGCTCGGCCAACAACTTCCTGTTCAACGCCAACCAGCTCTGCGGCGTGATCGGCGTCGGCTGACCTGCTCTTTCCCTCCTCTCGCGTGAGGCGGTGACGCGGTGCCGTCTCCTATCACGGTCACCGCGGCCGGCGGCGGCGGCGTCTCCAGCGGGATGGTGCTGCGGGTCTACGTCCTGACCGGCGCGGCCGCCGTGCAGAGCGGCGCGGCGGCGGCCCAGTCCGCGAGCGCGGCGCACCAGGCGACGGTCACGACCACGGTCACCGGCTCCCGGGTCTACGGCGCGTGCGTGAACGGCGCCGCCGCGTCCCCGACGGTGGTGAGCGCGGCGACGACGCTGGCCGACGCGATCCTTGACTCGGGCCACGCCAAGGACTACGCGACCTGCAAGGCGACGTCGGCGACGGGGACGCCGGGCGCGACCCTGCTCGGGTTCACCGACTCGAACAACGGCGGCATTGCCCTGTTCGAGGTGCTGCCCGCCGGGACGGTCACCGAGGACGCCTCCGGCCCGGCAGTGGTGTCCACGACTGCCGCGTCGACGCTGACGACGGCGTCGTTCACCCCGCCGGACGGGTCGCTGCTGGTCGCCCTGGTGGCCAGCAACGGGGCCACCAGCGGCACCGTCACGATGGCCCTGTCGGGCGGCGGGGTCACCTGGTCGGCGAAGGCCGAGGCGAATGCCTCGAACATGAAGTACGCCGGGGTGTGGATCGCGCAGGTCGCCGCGGGCGGCGCGACTCCTCCGCTGCAGGCAGCACGCCGCGCAGCGTCGCGGGCGCCCGCGCTGCCGTCAGTGCGCCGCTACCGGCAAGTGCTGCCGGTGCCCCGGCAGCTGAGCCCGCCGTACCTTTTCACGGAGACCGCCCAGCGGCGCGAGACCTGGCCGCGGGGGCTGCTGCCGAGGCGAGGGCGGGGCTTCACCCCGGTCCCGGCGCAGCAGGCAGCCGCGCCTAACCCTGCGATCGCGTTCTGGCAGCCTAAGCACCAGCGGATGGCCTGCTGGCGGCGCGGCCGGACGGTGATGCCGGTTCCGGCCCAGCAGCAGGCGCCCGCGCCGCCGGTCGCGTGGCAGCGGCCGGGGCACCTGCGGGTGCTGCTTCCCCGCCGGGGGCGCGGCGCCGCGCCGGTCCCGTCGCAGGACGTGCTGCCGCAGCAGGCGCCCGGCCGCCGCCGGGTGCCGTACTGGCGTCGCGGTCGCGCGGTGGTCCCGGCCCCTCCGCAGGCGGCAGTGCCTAACCCTGCGATCGCGTGGCAGCAGGCCCGGCACCAGCGGGCCGTGTTCTGGCGCCGTGGCCGGGCAGCGTCTCCGGTGCCCGTGCAGCAGCCGGCGCCGGCGAATCCCGTGATCACGTTCTGGCAGCCGAGGCGTCAGCGGATGGTGCTCGGCCGCCGTGGCAGGGTGGCCGCGCCGCCGCCTGTGCCTGCTGCCGCGCCCGCGCTGGTGCTGCCGCACCGCTCGCCGCTGCGGGCGCTGGCGCTGATCCGGCGCAGGTTCCGGCAGCTGCTGCCGTGGCCGCAGGCCGCCGGGCCGTCGTTCACCGCCGGCACCCTGACGGCGTCCGGCGCCCCGTCCGGCACCCTCACCGCAGGGGGCGCCTCCAGCGCGCTGACGGCCGCCACGGCGCCGGGCAGCACGCTCACGGCAGGAACGACCACGACGGGAGGACCCAGTTGAGGTACCCGCTGAACCAGCCTGTCAGGCTCAGCACTACCGTCCGCCAGCTGAACATCGACGGCACCACCACCCTGGCCAACGCCACCACGCTGACCCTGCTGGTGAAGACCGCGCAGGCCGGCGGCACCTGGCTCACCACCGGCACCTACAGCACGCCGGTGAACGACGGCACCGGCACCTACCACCAGGACATCCCCGCCGCCGACCTCGCCGCCGCCGGGCATTACCAGTACGCGTGGACGGCGACGGGCACCGGCGCGGGCGTCTCGTTCGGCGAGTTCGACGTCTTCGACCCGTTCGAGGTCCGCGTCATCTCGCTGCAGGACGCGAAGGACATGCTGAACATCCCGCAGGCCACGACCACGCACGACGCAGAGCTGGACGGCTGGATCGCCGCGGTCGAAAGCGGCCTGGAGAGGCGGACCGGGGGCCCTGTCGTCACCCGGGCGTTCACGGAGCGCTGCGAGCTGGACGGGACGCTGTCGGTGCTGCTGCTGCGGCAGCGGCCGGTCGTGTCGGTGCAGTCGATTGTGGCGGTGGCGTCGGGGCAGCCAGTCAGCATCAGCGGGGGCCTCGATATCGACAACCTGGCGGGGACGGTGCGGACGGCGCTCGGCTGGCCGTTCACGGGCCCGTTCTGGCGGGGGCGCCCGGTGATGCTGGTGACGTACACGGCGGGGTGGGGCGTGTCGGTCCCGGCGGCGTTCCGGTCGTTCGCGGAGATCGTCATCCAGCACCTGTGGTCCACCCGGCGGGGGCCGGTGGCGGCGATGCCGATGGCCGGCGATGCGCTGGTCACCGTGCCCGGGTTCGGGTACGCGGTCCCGAACGCGGCGGCGGAGCTGCTCGACGGCTCCCAGGACGGCATTCCCTTCACCCTGGAGGCGTACATTTGAGCGCCACCCGGTTCAGTGACGCGCTACTGTCGCTTCTCGCCGCCTACCAGGCCGCGCCCGCGCTCGCCGGCGTCCCCGTGTACGACGGGCCCGCGGCGATGACCGGCACCGACCCGGACTTCATCATCGTGGGCCATCCCGGGGCGCTCGGCCCGGACGGGACGCTGGTCCCGGACGCGCCGGCGGGGACGTTCACGCAGGGCGACCTGGTGATGCCCGGGGTGCGCGAGGAGACGGGCTTCGTGAACTGCGTGATCGTCTCCCAGGCCGGCGACGCTGCCGGCATCCCGGGCAGGCGGCAGCGGGCATCGGCCTTGCTGGCGGCGGCTGAGGACGCGGTTAGCGTGAACGGCGGCTACCCGGCGTCGGCTCCCGGGCTGATGTTCGACGGGACGGCCAGCGGCCAGTTCGTGAACAGGCTGTCGCAGGGCGGCGCCGCCGTGCTGCTCGCGTACCGCGTGTCGTACTCGACGGGCTGGAACTGATGCGCTGGCTGGTGATCCACCCGGGGCCGTCCTGGAGCGTCGCTGACGTGTACACGGGCTGGGTGGAGGCGCTGCGGGCGCTCGGCGAGACGGTCGAGGTGTACAACCTGGACGACCGGCTGAAGTTCTTCGGCGCTGCCTACTTCGAGGACGGCGAGCCCACGGCGGACGGCCGCCTGCGCATCAAGAAGGCCCTCACCCGCGAGGAGGCCATCGGGCTGGCCGCCGAGAACATCTGGGCGGTCGCGTACCGGTGGTGGCCTGACGTCATCCTGGGGATCAGCGCGTTCTTCACGCCGCCGTTCATGCTGGACGTGCTCCGCTCCCGCCGGCACAAGGTGGTGCTCCTGCACACCGAGTCGCCCTACCAGGACGACGAGCAGCTGGCCAGGTCAGCGCACGCTGACCTGAACCTGGTCAACGACCCGGTGAGCATCGCCGCGTACCGTGAGCTCGGCCCGGCGGAGTACATGCCGCACGCGTACCGCGAGGCCGTCCACTATCCCGGCCCGGGGCGGCCGGAGCTGAAATCGGACTTGTGCTTCGTGGGCACCGGGTTCCCGTCGCGGCAGCGGTTCCTGGAGGCGATGGACCTGGGCGGCCTGGACGTGCTGCTCGGCGGCGGCTGGCCGGGCCTCCCGGGGGACTCGCCGTTGCGGGCTCACCTGCTGGACCCGGACGTGGCACCGGACGTCACGGTGGAGAACATGCGCTGCCTGGACAATGACGTGACGGCGGACGTCTACCGGTCAGCCAGGTGCGGCCTGAACCTGTACCGGCGGGAGGCTGAGGACTCCTGGGACGGCCGGGCGTGGGCGTGCGGCCCCCGCGAGATCGAGATGGCGGCGTGCGGGCTGCCCTTTGCCAGGGACCCGCGGGGCGAGTCCGATGAGCTGTTCCCGATGCTGCCCCGGTTCAGTGATCCGGGCGAGGCGTCGGGGCAGGTCCGCTGGCTGCTCGCGAACGAGGCCCGGCGCGAGAAGGCCGCCGCGGCGGCAAGGGCCGCGATAGCGGACAGGACGTTCGAGGGCAACGCGAAGCGGCTGCTCAGGCTGCTCGACAAGTGAAGGGCAGGCAACCGTGACCAGGTTCTCGGGAAAGAACGGCATCATCTACCTCGGCCAGGCAGGCTGGTCGCCGCAGACGGGGCAGCCCCCGGCGGCGAGCCCGATCGCGTTCATCACCGACTGGGCGATCAACCGGGTAACTAACCCGATCGACGCCACCGCGATGGGCGACCCCAACAAGGTGTACGTCGCCGGCCTCCCGGACAGCTCGGGGAACTTCAACGGC